TGCTACGTTCTGCGCCTGAGCACCGAACTGACCGGCTTGATTCATTGCTGCTACGTTCTGAAGTGCCGCTTGAGTTCCTAGCTGTGCATTCTGTAGACCAGAAACATTCTGCGCCTGAGCGCCAAATTGAGCTGCTTGGTTCATCGCCGCTTGATTAGCGAGGTTAGCCTGAGTTCCGAGTTGAGCGTTCTGCATAGCAGCCTGAGTGCCTAGCTGCGCGTTTTGTAGGCCTGCTACGTTTTGCGCCTGAGCACCGAATTGTCCTGCTTGGTTAGCCGCTGCTTGGTTAGCCATCTGAGCCTGCTGACCGAGGTTCGCAGTTGTTGTAGCTGCCTGTAAGCCTGTAGCTTGATTGGCCAATCCTGCCTGCATGCGTGTAGCGATGTCCTGCTGCGCTGCCTGCTGAGCCTGTGTGAAGCCTGCCTGACGCAATCCAGACGCTGTGCGAGCTGCCTGCTCTGCGAATGCTCGATTAGTCTCAGCCTCTGCAATACCCTGGCGTGAACCGCCAAACGCACCTGCTGCCTGAGCCTGGGCACCGCCTAGATTCTGCTGCATCAATCGCTGACGCTCAAGGTCAGATAAAGACTGCTGTACTACTTGGTTCTCGTAAGGATTGAAGTAGGGATCTAGGCTAGTGCCTGCTAATTGTCCTGCTTGCACCTGCTGAGCTGTAACAGGACCAACACCGGCAATACGCTCTGCGTCATAGCCCTGTGCGGTAGCTCTCTCTGCTGCTGCTCGCTCTGCTGCTGCTTGCTGAGCTGTGTACCCTTGAGCTGTCGCTTGCTGTGCTGCTGCCTGTTGCGCCGTGTAACCTTGAGCTGCTGCGTTTTGAGCATTGTAGCCCTGAGACCCTGCCTGAGCTGCTTGGACGTTTATAGGAGTAATACCCATGCCCGCAGCGGTCCCTGTAGCAGCCTGACCTACAGCATTAACTATTGTTTGTGCTGCATTACCGTCAACAATCGGGTTGCGAGTAGTAGCGCCACCAAACGTGTTGAATTGCTGCGGTGTGTTGGCCTGAGACATCTGCGGCTGAGTTTGCGTGTTTTGTTGAGCAAACTGCTGAGGAGTCATGCCAGACTGTCTTGCCGCTAGTTCAGCAGGGTTAATTTGACCACTAGATTGAGCGTACTGAAAGGGAGTCATGCCAGACTGTCGAGCTGCCATTTGGGCAGGATCAACGCCAGACACTGGCGGCGTACCCGGTGCTCGCATTGCAGGCATAACTCCTGGTTGCATTGCAGGCATGCCAGGGCCTTGTATATTTTGGCCTGCTTTTTTGATCGCTGACACTGCTGCGCCGTTAGCTGAACCTGCCATAGTGGTGCTCCTAGTTGATTCGTCGGCCGTTAGCGAAGTCGCCACCACCGAAACCGCCACCATAGCCGCCTGACTCGTCGATCATTCCGTCAAATCCGGGTATTTTGGTAACGTCAGTGCCAGTGCCGTAAGGATTCACGAACTGCTTATTGATTAGAGCTGCCTGCCCTGGTCGTCTTGCTGCAAGTTCTGCCACTGCCTGCTCGTAGAGAGGTGCAGATGAGTAGCCACGGACACCGCCATCGAAGGTCTGTGCTTGAGGCATACCGGCCATTGCGTCCATCTGAGGCATGAGTCCAAACGCAGAGCCAAAGTCAGCGGCTGACTGCATTGAAGCTTCCTGCATAGGAGTAAACGCTGCAACGTCAGGACCGTAGTAGGGAGTGTAGCCGATCTGGCTGATTTCTTTGCCCTGGGCGATGTTGGCCCTAGATGCGTCCTCGATGTACTTGGGTATCTCTACCTGTGTAGTTTGGCTGCCGCCTTTTCCACCTGACATATTAAATTTCCTTGCTCAGTGTTAGTAGTGTCGGCTCCCACCCAAACGGTGCTAGGGCCTTCTTCCATCCCATCCTGCCCGCTAGAGTAAGCGCCTGGCAGTCTTGTGCTTTTGCCCACCGAACGACGTCTTCGTGCATGTCGGTGATCTGGTCTAGCTCTCCCCCTGCGAGGAATATGTGCAATACCCGCTTTTTTGGATATACCGCTAGCTCCGTAACAATGCACCCGCGCTCGGCAGGCCATAGCTGCATATTTCCTGACAGTATACCATCAAATACGTCCTGTAGGTCGTGAGTGCCGCCGCCATAGGCTAGCGCGTCCTCAATCCACTTACTGCATCTTACAAACTCGTCAACCATGAATCCTCGTTATCGCCAGAGTGACAGACGGAGTAGCCGGTGCAAATGCCGTAGCGGGCTGAACCGAAAGAGATCCGCTTGTGCTACTAACAGCCCAGTACACCTCTAGGTAGTCGCTAGCAGTAATATCAAAGTTTGACGTGCGAGACACCACAGTGGTCGCATTGTTCTGGTGAAGACCGGCCTTGATAGAGTAGCTGCCGTTAATTACTACACCGTTAATCACAGGCCAGAACCAAAAATTAACAGTGCTGCCTGAGGTAGATGCTATCTGTGCGCTAAATGATAACGAATAATGACCACCCTCCTCAAACACGATTCTAGATGCAGGCGTTCCCTGACTAATACCATGATTACCTACAGGCGTATCAAACGTGATTGGGTAGGCAGTATCAGCAGCAGCAGCGGTGACGCTAGTCGTTTTGACAAAGTTGGCCTCACCGTCCGCTAAGACTATCTGTCGCCACTCGCCATTCTTGGAGACCACAGGCCACTCATTGGTTCTATCCCATAACAGGATGCCGTCCTCTGAGGCGCTGTCACCTGTCAGCCTAGTGCGGAGGATGCTGCGAGTACGTTGTAGGTACTGCAATAGCCTGTTTGCCCAGATCTGCCAATCGCCGCCGGTTGGGTTAGGGATCTGCTCGCTCAACGCCTACCCCCTGCCACTATGTCTAGACGGTTGATACCTACACGCCAATCTGAGAGCACTTCGCCCTCTACACGGATGCGTAGCTGTCTGCCGGTGAATCGTAGGCTAGTAGGTGATGACATCTGATAGGGTCCGTGCTCACGCTCTTCGCCGTTAGGATAGAACCTAGTCTTGAATGTAGCGGAAACCTGCCCGGCCGTGCGCTCGTCTGGAATCATCTGAACAACAGATGCAACCTGGTCGCCTGTACCAATCATGATAGGGCCGCTCTCTGCGAACGGAGATAATCCTTCGTAACCAAGGCCCACCTCGTGCTCGTAGATCTTGTTGTTGTCAGCAGATGCCCATATCGGGTTGCGGAACGCGCCGCTGTCTACGCCAGATGTTCTAGCTAGAGAGCCTATCGTCCAATTGTTTTCAACAAAGTTGTAGACAACGTATCTGTTGCACTCAGTAGAATCACCAGAGGGATAGAACCACCAAACCTCACCAAATCTTGAGTTGGCAACAGCAAACACCTTTGACTGCTGCGATATGTTGATATCAGAGAAAACATAATCAGAGACGTCAGAGTTCATCTTAGAGACAGTGCCACCAGAGTAAGCAAAGAAAGACCTAAGACCCATCCAAACGGCTCCTCGGTCTGTATTGGCTGCTGCTTTCTGAGAGATGATTCCGCATGATGTGCCAACACGTTCTATGCCGTAAACGTAGGGAGGCCCCTGGTAACTAGCTGCGTGAGCATCTACTGTGGTGATAATAAGAGACTGCCCACGGACCCTAATGCCGCACATAATCTGGCCATCAGTTTGCAGCTCTAGATCACCGGCCTCGTTAGTTGCAGCAGGAGTCCAGACAGTATTGTTCTCTTTGTCTGACCACTGAACTAAGCGACGGTTACCACCCGCGCCAAGAGCAAACAAGAACCGCTCTTCGGTAACCATGATTGAGATATTGTCTACAGGAGCATTGGCCACTACAGCAGCAGGGGTAGCAGTATTTAGCTGCCACTCATAGATCTTTCCGTCGTCTTGAGTGCAGGCAACAAGGTACTCACCCCAGTTATCTATCGCCCAAGTAGTAGCAGGCAAGATAGTACGGTTATCTAGTCGCTCTACGCCGTAAGCCTCAAAACCAAAAGATCCCGCACCAAAGCCAGTGTAGGCCGATGCACCTTCTCTACCAGGAACAAAGCCCGCAGGGGTTATATCGTAA